CTATTCATTATCTTCACTCTCTTCTTTATTTTCTTTTGTTTCTTCATTTTTATCAGTAACAGGATTCATAACAATTGTTTCTTCTTTTTCATAACCATATGAGAAATCTTTTAATTCAGATGTATTTGGAACACCAACTTCATCTACATCTAATATACTTGCTTCAGATTCACTATTAGCTTTGATTTTATTTTTGTTTTTTGAAACAACTATTAAAACAATAATTAATATGATTAAAATTACAAAAATTATACCTGCTATTATTAATTTATTTAACATCTTTACATCACCTATAATAATATTACATCATTTTTTTATTTTTATCAATATCTCATAATTTATAAGATAAACATTTTTACTATAAAATTAAAAATATATATTTTTTTAATGGAATTAACATAAAAAAAAGAGAATATAATTATAGGAGGTGATTTTTATTAATTTTAATGACAATATAAGTGGTTTTAAAAATGAATATGATATATGTAATGAATTAAACAATAAAAAGGTACATGAGTTGAACCCAATGTATAGAGCATTCATAGAAGATTTGTACAGAAATGTTAATGAAAATGATATACTAAAATGTATAGTTGATCATACAAAAAAGAAATATGATATCATAATTGAAAAGAATAAAATCAAAAAGAAAATAAGTATAAAAAAAGGAATAAAAAATTCTGTACATGTTGAAGGAATATCAAGTTTTATACATTTTCTTATTGAAAATAATATTAGTAGAAATTCAGTTATTGAATATCTAAAATATCATTATGCAGACGGAACAATAAACGGTTCTGGAATAAATAGATTATCAGCAAATGAATATAAACAAGCACATCAAGAAGAAATAGATAATTTGAATAAAGAATTAAATAAAAAACAAATTTTATTAAAAGCCATTTATAGATTCGTTATAAAGGGAAAATTGAGCGATAAAAATATAAATGCGATAATATTTGGGGCAAAAAATGATTTTCTGTGGATAAAAAAAGAAGAAATTATAAATATTATTTTATCTAAAAAAGATGTATATTCTACAGGAGTACATTTTGGACCTTTAAGTATTCAGCCCATGGATAGATGTTTAAATCATAATGAAAAGTATGAAAAAAAAGATTTTGTGTACAAGTTAAATGGTATAACCTCGCCGATGATATAATCGAATGCATGAATAATAAAGTAAAAGATACTATCAAAGATTAGTATTTTTTCTATAAAATAATTTTTTATTTTTAACTTCCAAACTGACTATGGAAAAAAAGTATAAAAAAACAGACCTTTTATAGTCTGTAAAATTCATATGGAGCCTTAACTATACACGTTTACGAAATTAAAACTATAAGATTTAATTAAATCTCTCTGATAAATTTATTATATATAAAATGTTTAAATTATTCAATTGAATTATATAAAAAAATTAAAAAATATAGTATAATATAATCAAATCTTTTAAAGAAACTTTAAAAAATACTGTTTTATTTATAAGGAGTTGTTATGATAAATAGTGAATTGATTGAATTATTAGCTGATTATGAACATAAAAGATGGAGTAAATGGCAAAGCTATTTGTTTAGTAAAAGTATAAAAAATGAAGATGGAAGTGTTACTATTCCAAAAGAATTAGTTGATAGATGGAATAGACAAATAAAAACCGACTATAGTTGTTTGTCAGAAACAGAAAAAGATTCAGATCGAAATTGTGCAAAAGAACTTATAAAAATTTTTAATTTAGGAGATAAAAATGGATAGATACAATTTATTAAAATTATGTAATTGTAATGTTGGATTTGATATAGATTATACACTTACTAAGGATGACGGATTTTATAAAAAATATATCGATAATTACTTAAAAATAAATAATTTAAACTACAATTATATAAAAAATACAAAGTATATAGATAAAATGTATGAATGGCCTAACGGTGAATATATAAAGTTTAAACAAAATGAGTTTGTAAATTTAATGTCTGCCTTACCATTAAATGAAAAAACAAAAAAATTCATTGAACATTTAAAAAATAATAATTGTAATATTTATATTATTACAGGCAGAAATAAAAACAAAAGAAAAATAACAGAGAGTTGGTTAGAAAAACATAATATTTGTTATGAAAGTATTGTTTTTGGTGATAAATATAAACTAGAAACCTGTAAAAATTTAAAAATAGATTACTTTTTTGATGATAGTTCCAAAGTTATTAATTTATTAAAAGAAAATGGTATAAGAGCATATTTAATTGATGAAATTGAGAGGTTATATTATGAGTAAAGGTATTATTGTTGCAGGTTTTGGTGCAATAGGCAAAACAACATTACATGAAAAATATAAAGATGTAATAGATATGGAATCAGGTATGTATCAATGGGACAATGTTGGATTTGAAGATATACCTTATGAAAAAAGAAAGGGAACTACTGATAGAAAGAAAAATAAAGAATGGCCACAAAATTATTTTAAAGCAATATTAGAAGCACAAGAAAAATACAAAATTGTATTAACTTCTATGCATTGGGATTTATTAAATTTTTTCGAAAGTAATAATATTGAATATTATTTAGCCTTTCCATCCCTAGATAGTGAAAAAGTTTTGGAAAAAAGATGTTATGATAGAGGCAATAATAAAATTTTTATTGATAAATTAAAAAACAATTTAAAAGATTGGTATTATAAGATTAATAATTACAATCCTAAAAAAATTTTAAATATTGAAAAAAGCGAATATTTAGAAGATGTCTTAAAAAAAGAAAATTTATTATAATGAATTAATACAAAATAGTAAAGACAATGCTTAGTTGGCATTGTCTTTACTATTTTCAGCGGGTATATATTTTTTTAGTGTAGTGTTTTGTAATTTTAAATATTCAATTTTAATTCCAATTGCTCGTTCATCTTCAAAATATCCAAGATGATAAAATTTATTTTTTACTTTGATTAAGCAATTAATATTTTCTTCTAGTGCTTTAACAATATTTTCTATAATATATTCATCTTTCTTAGTTTTTTGTTCTTCTTTGATTTCTGGAATTTTAATCTCATATCCTATAATTAAATTTCTAATATATTCAGACTGAGATAAGTTTAATTTTGAAGAATCTCTTTTTAAAATAAACTTTTCATCATCACTTAAAAATACATTAACTTTATTATTTCTTATTCTCATAATTTGAAATCTCCTTTCTAAAAATTAAGGGTATGGGAATTCCCATATACGAATTTGTACGGGAGTATAAATTCAGTGCTTGCCAGACAAAATATGTGAGTACGTACTCACATATTTTCTGTGTAGATTAATTTTTTTAAATTAATTTCTTCTTCTGTATCTTTATAATTATTCATTAATTTTACCCATTTAAGTTGGTTTATTTCTTTACTTTTTTCAGATAGTTTTTCATCTGATTTTTTATAACTTTCTATCAAGTTATTTAATAAATTTTCTGCATTTTTACTTACTGAAACAAGATGATTAGTAAGTTCATCTTTCATTAAAAGTGTAGTGTAAAGTGCTTTTTTATGTGCTTTTAAATAATCAAGTCTTAACATTCCATACTTATTAATTGTCCCTTTTTCGTTATTGTTTAAAGTTAAATTTGGTAATTCATAATCACCAATTCTTGTATATTTTAATTCCATTCTTAATCATTTCCTTTCTTATTTGGTTTGCTAGGATTGTAAGTAATAATTCCATATTTTGTTTCAATATCTTCTTTATTTATAATTGATTTTGTTTTTATTTCAGTAGGTGATATTGGCACAATTCTTATAATTTTTTCGTCTTTTTTAGGTGTAAACTCACCAATAAAATTATCTGTATCTTCATCAATTTTTTCATAAAGCTGATACATTTTTGTTTCATAAAATTCATTTAATCTATCTAAATATTCTTATACTTGTTCATTAGAAATATTAGGACTACCAATAATAAATTCTTCTTTACCATTTATCTCAACAGGTACTAATACCTCTAATATTCCTTTATCTAAAAACTTCATTAAGTTGTTTATATAACTCTTTCTGAAATTAATTTTATCAATATGAAGTTCATTATTTTTATCTTTTGTTAAAATAACTGACTCAATAAATTTAGATATAAATTCTTGTTTTTCGTCTTTAGTTTTGCTTTCCCAATTTGTTTTAACAACATCATTTAAAGTATCTAATCTTATCATAGTTTCTCGCTCAATATCTCTATCTGCCATTAATTGCTGTGGTGTAAAAATTATATTATCTAGATTTAATAGTTCTGATTTCTTTTGCTCTAAAATTTCTAATTTCTCTTCAATAAGTTTATAATCTTCTGAAAAATCTTCCATCTCAACAATACCACTCATATATGCTTTTTTGATACGTTCTTTTTGTTTTATTAACCCATTAATCTCTTTATCTATATCATCAGTTTTTGTTGGTTTGTTGTCTGCTAAAATAGGTAAAAAATATTTTTTAACTGCCATATCATATTCAACTAGATCATAAATAAATTGCATTAAACATTCTTCAATTTTATCTTCACGATAATTTAAATGACATTTCTCACAGTTATAATACATATATTTTTTCTTCTTACCACCTGAACCTTTGCATTTCATTATTATTCCACAAGTAGGACATTTAATCTTTTGAAAGAATAAATAAACTCTATCTCTAGTATAAGTTCTTTGATTAACTTCTTTTTGTCTTTGGCATTCTTCCCACATTGCACGTGATATTATTGGCTCAACAACATTCATATAAATAACAGGTTCTTTGTTTTCTTTTTTAGCAATTCTTTTATATTGCTCATAATCTCCCATATAGATTTTGTTATCAATTATATTTTGAATAGTCGTGTCTTTCCATTTTTTTGGATTTAATAATTTTTCTTCATTAAAGATATTTGATATTTGTTGAAAACTTTTACCTTCTAAATACATTTTAAATATTCTTTCTATAACAGATTTAGTTGTTTCATCAATAATAGTTTTCTTATTACCATCTTTCTTATAACCTAGTGGGGCAAGACCTGGTAGGTGACTTGACTTAATCGCTCCATTAAGTCCAAATTTAGTTCTTTCCGATACAATTTCAATTTCTAACTGTGATAATACTGTTAGCATTCTTACAAAAAATCTTCCATTAGCAGTAGAAGTATTAACATCATCTCTATCACAAACTAAATAACAATTATATTTTTCTAACTGAGAGATTAGTTCTTCTAAGTCACGAACTGAACGAGTAACTCTATCTAGTTTATAAGCTACAATATAATTAATTTTTCCGTTCCTCATATCTTGTAGCATTTGTTGAAATGCTGGTCTGTGTTCCATATCTTTTGCAGATATTCCTGCATCTTCATAAACCTTAAATACTTCATAACCTTTAAATGCACAGAGTTGTAATAACTTTTCTTTTTGTTCTCCTAAAGAAAATCCTTCTCGTGCCTGATTTTCTGTCGAAACACGAATATAAACTGCTGCTATCATCCTTTCATTATTCATAATTTTTTCCTCCTTTTCTTTTAATGAAAGGCACCAAAAAAGGTGTCACATAACAAGGACACCTCTAGATTTTATTGATTATTTGTACGACAAAAACAACCAATATTATGGGAATATCTAAACTCTCAAATCAATTTAATGCCTTGCTATGTACTCTGATAAATCAGCAATAGAGATTTTCTTCTTTAAATTCCCAATATAAAAATGTTTTTGTTCATTGAAGAATAAATATAGTGTATCTCCAATAATTACTTTGTGTGGCTCAACATACGCTAGATTTGTATGTTCCACAATTCTTAGGTGACCCTCAATAATCTGGTAGGGTCTGTTATTAAATTTGCAAGACCAATTAATTTTGGTTTTGAGTTCATCACTCATATTGATTTTCTTTTTAATTATTTTAATCATAACACATCACACCTTTCTTTGCAATAACGCACAAAAAAATCAATCTTTTCAGATTGATTTAATCATTAACGTCACATTGGTGCGACGATTTTACCTTATGGAGCAGGTGAGGAGAATCGAACTCCCGTAGTCAGCTTGGAAGGCTGAGGTTCTACCATTAAACTACACCTGCACTAAAAACAAGTACTCTTTAAGTATACTTATTTTTATTTTCATTGTCAAGTACCATTTGCAAGTTTTTGCATTTTAATTATTTTTTTCATCAAATATTAAACCTAAACTCTTAACATTAATTGGTTTACTAGCTTCTAATAATTTAATTGTATTCAATAATTTTTCTCTCTTTTTTTGTAAAATACACAATTTTTTTGTTAAATCATATATTTCTTTTTTTAATTTTGTATTTGTTATAAATAATTCCCAATTTTCATACATGTAACCTTTAAAAAATTCATCAGGTGTTTCTTGCATTATTTGATAATCTTCTTCATATATTGAGATTAAACGATCTATCTCGTCTATTCTTTTAGTACAATCCTGATTACTCTTTATTAAATTTAGTTTTTGCTTTTCTCTTTTTAACATATGAAGTCTATTAATCAAAAAAGTTCTTGTTTCAAGAAAAACTTTTTTATATGCTGAATCATTTTTTACTATAATCTCATTATAATCTAAAGTTTTTCCTTTTAATTCATTATCTATAACATTCCTTATATTTTTTCTTTTAATAGAAATTTCAGAATTAATTTCATCTATTTGTTTATAAGACTTTTCAATCAATTCATCTCTTGTTTTCTTATCTAATTCTATTTTCATAATGTCTCTTACCCCCAAACACACTAAAGTTGTACAATATATTATACAACAAAAAATAAATTTTTAAACCAAAATTTTGAATTTTATTCATTTTTTATTAAAGAAAGTGCAACTTTTCCTTTATCTAAGAACACCTCATCAACATAACAAGTTACAATATCACCAACACTTAACACTTCTGATGGATGTTTTATATACCTATCTGTAATCTTTGAGATATGAACAAGCCCATCATTTTTAATTCCAATATCAATAAATGCACCAAAGTCTACTACATTTCTAACTGTACCTTCTAGTTCCATTCCCTTTTTCAAATCTTCTATATGAAGAATATCACTTTTTAAAATAGGTTTATCAAAATCATCTCTTGGATCTCTATTAGGTTTCTTAAGTGAATTTATAATATCCTCAAGTGTATAAATATCTATATCAAGTTTTTTAGAATAATCATCTATATTAATATTATCTAATTTTAATATAAGTTCTTCCGTTCCAAGACTATCATAATTCATACCAATACTTTCAAGAAGTTTAGTTGTTTTATCATAACTTTCAGGATGAATACTTGTTTTATCAAGTGGATTAGATCCATCTAGTACTCGCATAAATCCTATTGATTGTTCATATACTTTAGCACTTAATATCTTATTATCTATAAGTTCATTTCTAGAATTAAATCTACCATTTTTATTTCTAAAATCTATTATTTTTTCAATAGATTTTTTAGTTAACCCTGATATATATTTAAGTATTGATGCACTTGCTGTATTTATATTAACACCAACATTATTAACTGATTTACTAACAACAAAGTCAAGTGCTTCATTTAGATTTTTTTCTTTTACATCATGTTGATATTGCCCAACACCTATTGACTTCGAATCAATTTTAACAAGTTCACTAAGTGGATCTTGAAGTCTTCTTGCAATCGATATTGCACTTCTTTCTTCAACGTGTAAATTAGGAAATTCTTCTATTGCAAGTTTACTTGCTGAATATACGCTCGCACCCGCTTCATTAACTATAATATAGCTTACACTTCTTTTTGCATCTTTTATAACATTTGCGATAAATGTTTCACTTTCTCTTGATGCAGTACCATTACCAATTGCTATTATATCAATATTATATTTATCTATTAAATCAAGTACAATTTTTTTGCTGCCTTCAAAATCATTTTTAGGTTCATGAGGATATATTACTTTTATATCAAGCATTTGACCAGTATAATCTATAACAGCTAATTTACAACCTGTTCTATATGCTGGATCTAAACCTAATATCATTTTATCCTTCATTGGAGGAGTAAGTAAATAATTTTCTAAGTTTTTAGCAAATACTTCTATTGCTCCTTCTTCACTTTTTTCAGTAAGTTCACTTCTAATTTCTCTTTCAACACTTGGTCCAATTAATCTTTTATATGAATCAACTATTGCATCTTTTACATATACTGCACATTCAGAATTCTCATCTTTTATAAGTTTTTTCTCTAAATAATTATAAATATATTCTTTATTATATTCTAATGAAACACTTAGTACTTCCTCTTTTTCTCCCCTATTTACAGCAAGTACTCTATGTGGTTTTATATACTTAACATCTTCAGAATAATCATAATACATTTCATAAACTTTTTTCTCATCAACAGCATTTTTCTTTTTCTTAGTAACTATTTTAGAGTTATTATATATATCATTTCTTATCCATTTTCTATAATAAGCATTATCACTTATATACTCTGCAATTATGTATTTAGCACCCTCAATAGCGTCTTCTTTGGTTTTAACATTATCATTTAAGAATTTATCCACAGTATAAAGTTCTTTTGGAAAGCTTAATATAATTTTGGCTAAACCTTCAAGACCATTTTTAATTGCCTCTGTTGCTTTTGTTTTTTTCTTTTCTTTATATGGTCTATATAAATCCTCTACTTCTACTAATTTTGAAGCATTCATTACCTCTGTTTTTATTTTATCTGTTAATAAACCTTTTTCATCTATTAATCTAATAACATCTTCTTTTCTTTTTAGTAAATTAACTTGATATTCATAAACTTCACTAATTGATCTTATTTGTTCTTCATCTAGATTACCAGTTACTTCTTTTCTATATCTTGCGATAAATGGTATTGTATTACCATCTTCTAACATTTTTAATGTACTTTTTACTTGTTCTACTCTAATATTTAGCTCAAGCGCAATTTGTTTAATTATATCTTCATTCATTTTTTACATCCTCTTTATTTACAATATTTTTTATTCAACATGTAAATTATACCATACAATCTTTATTTTTTCACACCAAGTGTTACAGAAATATTACCTAACTTATTATTAATATCATCAACTAACTTTTGAAGTTGTTCTTCTTTATAACTATCATTATTTTTATCAAACATAGATAGCTGCACACTATTCGTACTTGTAAAATCAGTTGCTCTAAGTCCTATTAATCTTACTGGCTCTTTGTCCCAAAATTCATTAAATAATTCTTTTGCTTTCTCATATATATCGTTTGTTAAACAAAATGAATTCGTATACTTTTTTTGATGATTTACTGTTTTAAATTCATAATTTCTAATAGTTACCATTAATGTTGAAGCATATACTTCTTTTTTTCTAAGTGAATATGAAATATCTTTTGCAAAATTATAAAGATATGAATAAATTTCATCTATATTATCTGAATCATCTATAAGAGTTCTAGAATATCCTATTCCTTTTCTTTCTTCATAAAGATTTTCAACTTTACTATCATCGATACCATTTGCGTATTCATAAAGCATCTTACCAATTCCTTTTAAATTACGAACAATCATATTATAATCTGCACATGCAAGGTCTTTAATAGTATTTATATTAAGTTCTCTTAATTTTTTACATGATGATTTACCAGCCATAAATAACTCCGATATATCTAAATTCCATACCTTGTCTTTAAATTCATATTCATATAATGTATGAACTTTATTAGGTTTTTCAAAATCTGATGCCATTTTAGCACATAATTTATTATTACCTATACCAACATTAACAGTAAAACCAAATCTTTTATATATTTCATCTTTTAACTTATAAGCAAACTTTACTTCATCACCATATATTCTTTTCATAGATGTATATTCTATAAAACATTCATCTATTGAATATTGTTGAAATTCTGGAAATAATTTCTTTAAAAAATCCATCATTGATTTTGATTTTTGATAATAATAACTATAATCTGGTTTTACTACTATTAAATCTTTATATTTTCTTCTTGCCTCATATAAATTAATTGGTGCTTTTATCCCTATTTTTTTTGCTTGAATACTTGCTGCCACTATTATTCCATGTCTTTTTTTAGGATCTCCCGCAACCACAGCAATTTCATTTCTAATATCTTTTTTATAGCCTTCTTCTAAAAGTTTAACTGCAGACCAAGATAAAAAAGCACTATTAACATCTATATGTAAAATTATTCTTTTCATAACATTTTCCTCACATACATTATATCAAACATTTGTTTTATACTCAATAGGCAAATGCTCATTCAAATATAATCATTTATCATAATATAAAAAATGAAAGGGTGATAAATATGAATGAAAATAAAGAATTATATAGCATAGTTTCTCCAAGTGAAGCACTTAATAGAGGTAATCTTTTCGATTATTATTTCTGGCCTTATAAATATGTTGCGGATATAAAACCAATGAATGAAAGAGATGAGTTAATGCAAAAGATTCAAATGTATGCTTTCGCAGCTCATGAACTTAATTTATATTTAGATATATATCCAAATGATGCACAGGCTATTGGACTTTATAATCAATATTCAGAAATAAGTAATAAATACTTAAAAGAATATGAAAAAAGATTCGGAAATATTATTTTAAATTCAAATGAAGGTTCTCCTTGGCCTTGGATAAATAGCCCATGGCCATGGGAAAGACAGTAGGAGGTTCTTATGTGGAAATATGAAAAAAAATTACAGTTTCCTGTAAATATTAAAAAGAAAAATGTTGAAATGGCAAAATATATTATAACTCAAAGTGGTGGTTATGCTGGTGAACTTGGTGCAACTCTTAGATATTTAAATCAAAGATATACAATGCCAGATGATAAAGGTAAAGCTATTCTTTCTGATATAGCAACCGAAGAATTAACACAATTAAGTTATCATATATAATAGCCACAATAAAAATAATAGTAAAATTTAGAGCAAAAAAAAATAAGTAAGGATTTTTTTGAATAATCCTTACTTATTTTAAATTTATTTAATTATTAATACTTGTCCTGGATAAATTAAATTTGGATTGCTTATTCCATTATCAGATGCTATTTTTTGATATGTAGTATTATATTTAGATGCAATATCGCTTAAAGTATCGCCTCTCTTAACTACATATTTTACCTCATCTGAGGTGTTTGTACTACAATTAGGTATTTTTACTACTTGTCCAACATAAATCAAATTAGGGTTATTAATACCATTATAACTTGCTAATACTTGATATGTAGTATTATATTTGCTTGCAATACCACTTAAAGTATCTCCGCGTTTAACTATATAAACTGATTCGCTTCTTTCTGGTAAAGGTTCTATTGAAGTTGCTTCTCCAGATTTTGAGAAACCATTTTTACCAAGAGATTTAATTATTGATGGATAGTCTTTTAAAGCATAGTTTTGATCAGTAATTATTCCTCCTACTCTATTACTTCTAATGTAATTAGTACCTCCGCCAAATTGCCACAAACCACAATTTAAAATCGTTGGTTCTGATTTGGACCATTGAGCAAGCCACCAATCATATTTTTTATTTAATTCTGCACCACTGATGACATTTTGATACCAATCTTTATTAGTGTATACACCGAAGTAATAACCATTTGATTCTATTATTTCTGCAAATGTTCTTATCATTTCATCTAAAGTAGATTTACCTAAATTTCTAATGGACACATCCTCTACATCCAAATAGATAGGATATTCAAATTGTTTTCCTTTTAAAACACTTAAGCATGCATATGCCTCTTGTTTAGCGGCTTCAACTGTTTTAGCATACATATACCAATAAGCACCTACACCCCACCCTTGTTTTTTTGCATTTGAGTAATGTGTTTCAAATTGGCTATCTTTCGTTCTACCATAACCTGCACGAACAATAGCAAAATTTACACCTTCGCTTTTTGCACTTGAATATGGATAACCTTGTTGCCAGTAAGAAATATCTATACCAAAAATTCTCATTATTCTTCCTCCTTTTCTACTCCAAAATCTTCACTTCTTTTTGGATTTTCTTCTTCTGATTTTTCATCAGCAATTATTTCGATTGCATCTTCCATTTTCATTTACCTCCTACTCTTCATTTTCTTTCTTATAATTATAATTAGATAAACCTGTTATTGCTCCTAAAAATGATGCAAATAATGATATTGTACCAACAATTAGTGTTGTATCAAAATTATATAATTTTCCAAGACCTATTATTAGTGTAATAGTAGGTGCAACTCCCGTAAATAAAATCCATTTTATTACATTATAGGCTTTATCTTTAAATTTAAATTTTTTTAATTTTTCAAACATAATATTACTCCTCTCTATTTTAATTTATTCCAATTCCTATTCTAATGATTAAGAAAACAACCCCTATTGCGCCAGTAATTAGCGCTCCAGTGATTGTTCTTGATAACCATTTTAATTTTTCTTGTATTTCTTCTATTTCTTTTTTATTGTTATTTGATAAATTATATGCTGATTCTGATTTATCCTTTATTGACTTATAGTCATCTAATTTACTTTCTATAACCGCAAGCCTCGTAAGAACTTCAGTTTCAAATTTTTGTTCCATACTCCCTCCTATCCTTCTGGATTCCATAACCAAGTACTATTGTATTTTTTCCATTCACCATTAACTTTGACATATTGAAGTGCTCTTTTCCATTCACCATTAACTTTTATCCAAGGCATAGCAAAGTAATATTTATTATTTACTTTATACTGCATACCACTAAATGCAGGTAAAGTTAAATAGATAAGTGTGTAATCATCAAAATAATAGTTATTATTTCCATTAGCATATCCACACTGTAATTTAACACCTTGTCTACCAGTCGTACACTCATATGTTTTTTCTTGTTCTAATATTTTGTACCATTCATACGCATTATTTGAAACTTGAACATTGTTAATCCAAACACCTGATAAAGATAAAATTTGAATATCTTCAATTATTTTATTTATGTCATCGCCTATTTGTTGCCATATACCTGAAAATCTTTCACCATTACCTTGTTTATAATCAGAACTTAATCTAATGTATATTTTTGATTTTACAGCCCATGTAAAATTATTATTTTGTGTAACTTCAAATGTTTGTTTAATTTCAATTTTTCCACTACCTGAATTACTATAATTTAATGCTTCTCCGGTTAAAGAATTTGTAATTAAACTAGGTAATTTAGCCATTCATATCACCTTCTTAATTGTGTTGGAGATAAATATCTCCGTCTTCGCCCAAATCATTTGATGGAGCCGTTGTTCCATGTAAAATAACATTTTGTTTATTTTCTACTTTTTTCTTTAAATCAACTACAGTTGAATCAGTATAATATTTAATAGACATATTAGATTTTAAATCTTCTTCTAAATTTAAAGTGCTATTACCTTCTAACAATTCAAAATCTATTTTTCCTAAATCGATGACTTCTGGTTCTATTAATTCACACTGTATTTTTAAAGGTGTTCCAGCATTGTATTTAGCCTTGAGAAATTCTTTAAAACCAGCAACATCAAGTGATGATAATCTATTTCTTTTTATTTGTATATATAATTGTATTAATTGAGAAGGAATTGCTAAACCTTCAATTCCATCAGTAGAACTTGTACTTTTTTGAAATATATTGTTCATTTGATTTGTTGTACCAATATTACTTATATTATAATTGAATGAAATAGTTGATATTCCATCTCCATCATTTCTTTTAGTCCAACTTTCATCATCACTACCATCTAAAATAACTTTACCTATTCTCTTAATTATCTTTGCTCTACCATCTTTTACTATTAATTCATCTTTAGTTCCATTTGGTAAAGAACATAATTCATTTCCTTGCAAATCTATATTTATATATTTTTTTTCATATGACTCATAATCTGTTGCAACTGTTCCTTCTTCTATTTGAATATTTTTATATGTTATTGTTGCATCATTATTATCTGAATTATCTAAATAAGTATATAATCTATTTATGTTCGCATCATTATTTATAGTGAATATAGCACTTTTTTTGTTGTTTGATAAAGTTAAAGTTGCTAATTGAGTATTGTTATCAAAAAGTTGCACTCCAAATTCTTTTATATTATTTTTCATGACCATATCAGGAAATGATAATATATAAGTACCTTTTCTTAGTAATATATTACTATTTGGATAAATATTTTTTGCCCTTAAATTTGATTTAACTTGTGTTATTAATACTGGAGTATAATTAAACAAATTCTTACCAACATTTTTAAAGCTTAAATAGTTTGTTCCATATTGTATATTTTGTGCTTCAGTTCCTTCTACTAAAGAAATCCATATACCATTTAACATTTCTTCAGTAACAGAAGTGTTTGACATTAATTCTATTGATAAATAATTGCATTCCTTGCTATTAAAAGTACCAATATCATTTGTTGCATACTTCACTGCACCACTAATATTATTAAACAACATTGCTCTACAAGTTGTAAAATTAGAATTAATTTTATAATTACTATTCAAAGTGTAAGTTGTATTTGGATTTATTTTTATTTGAATTATTGATGCTCTTGAGTTAGTACTTACATTTTGCCAAGTTTTACCTATTTTGATATCATTTATATTTGCTAAATTTTTAATACCTTTTACATTTTCGAGTAATTGTGGATAATCAGGGTTAGGACTTGGAGTTGCACCTACATAAGGTTCAAATTTGGTTGCGGTTGTTCCTTTTTCTAATTGTGGATATATTACAAAATTGTTAAATGTTATTCCTGCTCGTGTGATGTTTATTGCGACTATTGATATATCTTTTTTACAAGTAAATGTATGTGAATTTTGAGTTGTATTATTTCCATTTACTTGGCTTTGAGTTTCTACCATTGCCCCATTATTATCTCTAGCTCTTAAAAACACATCACCAGGAATATTATCAGAACCTTCAATACTAAAAGTATATGTTCCAGCAGGTAAGGCTTTTGGCAGTCTGAAATCAAATATTGAAACTCCTGTTGTTGTACCATTCAATGTAAAACTACCATCACTATTTTTTGTTAATGTTATACCGTTTGAAGTTGTTGATGATGGGGTATCATAGAATAAATTCTTACCAGTATATGTTTTTTGTTCTGTTTTACCTTCTAATGAAAATTTAACAACACCTTTGTTATTAATAATTTTCAAATCTTCTTCACCAGTTGCAGTGTCAGTAATTCCTGTAGGGATATGAACAGAATCACCTACATTTTTACCATTTGCTAATAATTGTAAATTATTTGAATCTAAATCATATTTTGCATTATCTACTTTATTAGAATTTAGATTATTAATTTGATTTTGTAAATTACCTGCAGCATCAGAATCCAATTGATTTTTAATACTATCAAACCAAATTTCAAAATTATTATTTAATTCATTTATTTGTTTTTCAAATAAAGTTTGCATTTGAATAAATAAATTTTCTGTGTCAGGGGTTTTAACTGTTGAAATAACATTACCACAATCACTTGTAATAAATCTTGTATCAGTAATTAAATCTTGAGTAATTGTGGTTGTTCCGGCTGGTATACTAATTTTTGCAAGTCTAAGATCATAAATAGTTGAAGTTCTTACAAGTTCAGGTGCTACTGGCTTATCTGCAAATGTACCTTTGATTATTTGAGCTGATATTAACCTATTTGTTAAATCTAATCTAAGTACAACATTATCAATTCTATTCAATGTTCCATCAGCCATTTCTATAGTTTTAACTAAATCTCCTGTATTTGTATAACGATAACCCTCAATGTTTGCGTCTCCTTCTTTAATAGTTATAGTCATATCATTATTTGCAAGAACATTACATTCATTATTAAAAATACCATTTGTAAAATATTTTTTTAAATGTCTAGCCCAATCTTCAGCATAATAAACTCTGTCATCATTAACATCGTTAAAAAAACTAAATTTTTCCATATTATTTTTTCCTTTCTTTTTTTATTCTTCATTTGTGAATTTTTCTGCAACAGGTGTTCCGTAAACAGGTGTTACACTATATTTTCCTTTTTCAATTACTTCTTCCACTTCTGTAATCCTTTGTTTTTGTGCAATATTCCAAGATTCTTTTTTAATATTAACTATATCTCCTAAATCCCAGTATTTACGATAATGTGTAGAATGAACAGTTGCCTCAAATGATTCAGTTGGATCAGTTACTTTTTCTCTTCCTAAATCGTCTAAAATTGCGTTATAATCATCTTCTGTTAAATCTGTGTTACTTTGATTTTTAGCATCTACAAATGCTTCTCTTATATCAAAATCATGTGTGTTTTCATTAACTAAAGAAATAGTTCTTAAAATTCTATTATCATCTTCTCCAGCACCACCAACTAACACATCATTAATCATATTTTTACGACTATATGTATACTCTGCTGCATCCAGATTGCTTTTATCTTCGCTAAATTCATATCTAGTATTAACTTTCTGTTCTTCAGTACGATCTTTACCTATATAGTTAACGTATTTATATTTTTTGTTTTTTAAATCTAGAACAATTTTTGCACCTATATTGGAAGCTTTTGATAGTTTAACATGGTAATCATATACATTCTTATAAGTACATTGAAAATCGACATTATCACTTTTTATTGTGCTATCAGTAATATTGAGCAAGTTAAAAGCTCTCATTGTAGTTAAGAGCTTTCTAAATGCACCTATATAATTGCCACTATAATTAATCCTTGTTTTAATTATTCTTCTTTTTAAAAGAGATAATCCAAAACTACCATATACACTAATAGTTACCTTTTCCCCATCATCATTAAATTTCCAAGATTCAATTATTCCAAACTCATCATTTTCAGTTAAATCGCTTCTGACAATTATGTTGTCATAATTAAGTAATTTTAAATTGTTAGGAGTGGGATTTAAACTAAGTTCAAATTCTCCTGATTCAAAATATTTTCTCCTCCACCTCAAAGAACTATAAGAATCAATTACACCCAAAGGTTTTAAATCACGATCATATACATTTAAATAAATTTTATCCATTATTACACCGCCTCATACTCAGGTAAAAACTCTATCGTAGACTCTAAATTATCTTCTCCAGTATCTGCGCCACTTCTAAACGTATTTGTGCCACTAGGAACCTGTAAATACTTGCTACCATACATTATTAAATAATTTATATTTTCTTCTTCACCCGTTTTAGCATTTTTATAAATAATATTTTTATTATCTATATGAGTTGTTATTATTATTTCATCACCTGCATTCATTTGTTTTTCTATTTGTATAATTTCACGTGTATTAACATTAAATAAATAAGGATTAACTACTTTATCATTTGCTTTAAATCTAATAGTCATACCATACTCTATATCAGTAATATTTTCAGTAGTAGCCATTGAAGTAGTATTTTTTGTACCAAATTTAATACCTTTATCTTTTGGTATTTTTAAAGCAAATTTAAATGCTGGCGACCAAGTAGCCATAGACAAAATTGTTGCGAAAAGATCTGTAAATCTCGGATTAGGACAAACTAATGAAATTGTGAAATCTCTTGTATAACCAGTTTTTTCTGGAATAGAAATTTTTTCAACTATACACTTTATTTTTCTTTCAATTTCTCCTTCATAATAATAAAGAATTCCTTCACTATTAAGTGGAAACATATCATAAAGAAGTAATCTATTTTCTTGTACATTTTGCGATATTGTCCCTTTAATCGTTAAATCTCTTTCACTTATACTTGTACCATTCCAAGTTGTACCAACACCATATGCTGAACTAACACTATTAACAGTACCAGAAACTTCATGAAATCCATCACACATTGAAAGAATAAATGGAGGTTTATATTCAAAAGTGATAGTACTTCCTTTATGATTTTCATAAACTAATTTTCTTTCCATTTTAAGCACCTCCATGTTGCAAATTATATTCTTGTATAACTTTACGAACTTTTCTTGCTGTTTCTGCTGGTGATAATGGTTCTATACTATTAACTGTTAAAGAATAATTATTTGTAGTTTCATTATTAACAATAGATGATTGTTTTTGTTCTCTATATTCTTTTGCTTCATCTGCAGTTAAAACTTGTTCTCCTTTATGTAATAGCGCGGGCATTTCATCATAAGGTACATAATCCATACCAACACGAAGTTTTTTTATTAGTGATATACTAAGTCCTTTCCCACCTACACCAGGCACCCAATTTGGAATTTTAATTTTATTTAATCCTTTTATAAAAGAATTCATTCCATCTATAATTAAATTAATTGGAAATTTAAATAAATTACCAAGACCACTCATAATATTGCTAAATATATTTTTAACATTTTCCCAAGCACCTTTCCAATTACCAGTAAATACATTCTTTATAAAATCAATAATGTTTTGAAAATTACTTTTTGCTATTTGTAATTGTGAAGTAATTAAATTAATTGCTGTTCCAAATACACTACCAATTGCATTACTTACATAAGTAAATGTAAAACTTAGAGATGGCATAATTGATTCTATAATAATCGTTAGAACACTAATTAAAGGTGGCAAAATTACGTTAAGTAATTCAGTCAAAGGTTGTAAGATCATAACCAATAAATCAAAAAATGGTTGTAATAAGTCTAGTAGTGGTGTTAAGAGAGGAAGTAATGGTTCAATTAAATTAAGAAGTAATGGTAATACTGATTGAACTATTTGTAAAAATGGAGGTAATAACTCACCAATAATTTGAACAAAAACAGGAAGTAACGCCTGAACTATTTGTATAATTGGTGGCATTAATTGAGTTAACAAATCTAAAAATAAAGGAAGTACATTTTCCGCAACATCCATTATAAGTGGTAATAATGACTCCATAATAGGCTGTATTGCAGGAATTAAGGTACTAAATAGTTGCATTATTACAGGAGTTAATCTATTAATTAAATCTTCTATTAACGGCATATTATCCATAATTAAATTAATTAATGTAACTATTAATGGCATTAATGCATTTCCTAAAGGTAGTAAAAGCATTTGTACGTTTCTTTTTAACCCTTCAAACATACTTCCTAAATCATCATATTTTATATTTTTTATTTGTTCCATTGAATCTGCTGTTCCGTCATACATATCTTTAATGGAACCTAATTGTGTAACAACTTCTGGTCCTAAATCTTCCCACATTGTACCAAATAAATCAACACCAACGATGGATTGTTGTACAGGATCATCCATTGCTTTAATAGCATCTATTGTTTGATAGAATGCTTCTTTAGCCGTATCTCCACCACTAGCGAATTTTTTAGCCATCTCATCTGCATTCATTCCTAATTTAGTAAATCCATCTATTGTAGTATTAGAACCATCAATTGCTCTTATAGAGAACTCTTTAACAGCGTCGCCGATTTTGTCTAAGTTCCAAGCTCCAGCGTCTGCACCACTTTGAAATATATTAAACATATCTTCGGCAGATAAACCTAACTTTCCAAATTGTACGGAATATTCATTAATATTGTCAACTAACTCCCCAGAAAAATCAAGACCAGCTTGTGCACCCTGGGCCATTAAGTTATATGCTTCGTCTGCTGATATTCCGAATTGTGTCATTAAAGCTTTTGTAGCTCTTATAGACTCATTTACTTCAACACCGAAAGCATCTCGTAACGCGAGAGCATTTTCCGTAACCGCTTTTATTTGTGAAGGATCAAACTCGTATAATTCTTGAGAAGCTAAGGCCATTGAGTTTGCTATATCATCAAATGATTCACCATAATTATTTTTATAAATACTTTCAAGTACGGATTGATATTCTTTTATATCATCTTTTCCAGCTCCAATTTGAACTGCAAAAGAATTCATTGCTTGATTTACATCTTTAGAAGTGTTTAAAGCAAGTGTACCAACTGTGGCTGCTGCAGTAGCAAGTGTTCCACCTAAAACAAGTGCTCCCTTACCAACTTTAGAAAAAACTCCTCCTAATTTTGATGCAAAACTTTCTCCTTTTTTTCCAGTGTCATCAATTGCTTTATTAGCCTTTTCATTATCTATAAATATAGAACCATATAAACTAAAAATACTAGCCAATATTAACACCTCCTAACCCGTAATCATCCATTATTTCTTTTGCAGTTCTCATCTTTTTTTGTGGTTTTTGAATTTTTTCAAATTGTGGAATAAATTTGTCTTTATTTGATATTGCTTTTATAATTTCATTAATGAGTTTTGGCAATTCTTTTTCTTTATTTACTCCATTATCTAAACATTCTTCAAATAAAAAGCCTGGTTTACCTTCAAACCAGTCAATACCGCCATAATGTTTATATAAAATACGTAAGACTTCCGCGGTTCCTATGCTTACGCTATAGATAAAAAACTAGATACTCCAGGTATTTTAGCAACATCTTTAAATATAGAAATTACATCTTCTTCTGAAGCTTTTTCAAGAGCAACCTTTACTGCTTCTTCATATTCTTCATTTTTTCTATTTTTTTCGTCTCTCGAATCATCTGGTAATATTTCAGGTTCTTTTGGATAATAACCTTTATATTCTGCAATAAAGTTATATACTTCTTTTTCACATTTATATAATCTAGTTATTAAAAGAGTTATAAGTGCAGTACCTAATTTTTCTTTATCTTCCTTTTCATTTCCTGTATTAAAATTTAAATTTTGTAATTCTTCTTTTATGTCCATTTTATCTATAATTTCACTTAATAATAGTAAATATTTTGTTTTCATTTCTTTTTTTCCTTTCTTTTTTTATTCTCCCTTTTGTTATCGCTCAAATAGAAAACAAAAAGGAGAATAATTTTTATTTTATTCTCCAACTGTTATAGGGCAAGTTTCACTATCTTTAATTTGATATAGTCTTGAACTATCGTCTATAGTATAGTGAGGTATAATTTCAAGATTATGTTCATTTTCTGCTTTAGGAGCAGCCTTATAAGTAAATGCTCCTTCGTGTAAGCCATAATTAAATGTAAGAATCTTGTAAGTCTTATCTAGCATTTGTGTAATTACATCAATAGTATCAATATATTTACTTTTATCAATAGGACCGAAATCTCCTTGTTTAATTACTTTGTTTGTATCAAGTGTCGCATTAGGTAAACCTTTTAACAATACATCTTGACTACAACATAATGACACAACCTTAATAGTAGCGTCTTCGCCGTCGATAACTTGCATACCAGCAGTTTTACCACGCTTACCGTCAAACTCTATGTCTCTTATTTCTGGTGTAATAGTCATTTCAACACCACCACGAGTAGGTCCAAGTATTAACTCGTTAGATTTTCCTAAGTTTAATACAACGATACCTTCGTCAATTTGAATTTTTTTAGTGTCATTTTCAGTAAATACTTTTAACATTAGTTTTCCCTCCTTTAAAATAATCTAATACTAAATGTTATTTGTTTTTTTATTAAGGTATATTCTGGATCAGATATTGGTCTTTGTTCTTCAAAGTATATAACGGCTCTTTCTTCCGAGAAGATTTTACCGTCAAGAAGTTTGATAAGTTCTTGTAACTTCTTTTCTAATTCAATACCAGTATTAGGCTCTGTAGTCCATATAAATATGTCGAAGTATACTAATTCGCCATAACGTAGGCAAGTTTTAATAGGATCACTAATTACACCATAAGGAAAATTAGCTTTTTTCGAAGCTTCTTCATAATATAGTGGAATTATTTTTTGTTCATTAACAAACTTTTGTAATGCAATAAAGAAATTATACATCTTCGATCTCCTCACTTTCTTTAATCTTTCCTCCAGCTGCTTCAATAGTTTTATTAAGTGCTGCTAAGTATTCAGCTTGTGCCTCTCTAATAGCGTCTATATTATTAAAGACACTATTACGTAAGATACTTTGTCCTCTAAGTCCTGGGTGGCTAACTGATTTACCATAGTTAATATTACCGTCGCTTAGAGTATTAGCTTTTTTAATACTAATAGTATGTGATTTAACACCGAACTCAGCCCAAGCAGGGTTAGCGTGTGATACTTGTTTACCTTTCTTTTTTGCTTGCGCTTTAGAATAGTAACCAATTTGTAACTCTGGTTGTCCAGTATCACGATTTATTTTAGCCCAATAACCAACTTGTTTAGATAATCGGCCTGTACGTTTTTGAGTTTCAGCTTTAATAGCTTTACCAGCTACTTTAGCAGAAGCACGAAGGGCGGACTTTGAAAGCTTAACCATAGTGTTTTTAACTTCTTTTGATGTGTCTATAAATTCTATTTTATTGTTGCTCACGATTATTATTAAGCCCCGTTAATACAATTTCTGTTATCTCACTATTTACCTCGTAAGAACGTAGTATTTTGTATGTAACATCTTTGTACTTAACTTTTGTGTGCTTATCTTCGTCAAATTCTATGGTCCTTATTTCAAAACTTTTTTCTGGTTTAAAGCCAGCAGCTTGCGCCTGGTAAAATTCACTTCTTTTAACTGATATTTTATTAGCATATACTTTAGTTTCTTTATAAGAGTAGTGAGGACGATTTAACTCGTCCAAACTCTCAATTTCTTCTAAAAGATATAAGACATCACTCCACATTTTTTACCACCTCGTTTACATAGTCGCTCGTTAATGATAATTCTGTTCGTAGAGTCTCATAAGAATTACGATATTTTTCATAATTTTTATTATCTAACCCAAACTCAGCTTTTAAGTAAAGAAGTATAGCCGTTTCTATTAGACTATCTTCTTCACTTTCAGCTTTTGTAGAAGTGATACCATTTCTTATTAAATCTTGTCTACAAGCTTTAATAAGAGTAGTAATTTCAGTATTTATAACTTCGTCGTCTTCAATAGTTATTCTAAGAAAACCACGTGCTTTTTTCATTAGCTCGTCGCTAATAGATTTATTATTTGCCATAATATCACTCCTTATCTTTAATTTTTAATTTTATTTTCCAGCTGCAGCTTTTACTAATTTAACAAAAGCTTCTCCGATAGCAGTTTTACCGTCGAATATAGCTTTACCAAGATACTTATAAGAGTTAGTATCAATATCAAAAGCGCTTACGATAGTAACATCTTCTGATAAGTTACCAACATATTTTTTAAAGTTACCTAGATAAGCTTCGTGTGCTGATACATCTTCTGACAACATAACTTCTTTACCATATACATAGTAAACGCCGTCTCTTTCAGTAACGATAGAGTTTTTAGCTAAATTTTGTAAAGGCATAAAGTCATTGAATAATGTTTCATTACTCATTAAGAATTTAGCATTTTTACTATAACCAGCTTTAAGTAAAGACATTAACTTTTGTACGTTAGCCTCAGTTAATGAAGAAGCAGCGGCAACAGTAACAGAGTTTGTTTCTCCCCAAGTATTAGCTTTTTCAACACCAGTAGCTTCGTCTGTACCACTACCTTTAATAATTAAAGTACAGATTTTGTCTGCTAACATTTCAGCGATCATACTAGTTAACCAGTCTTCGAAAGCGTCGTTACTCATAGTCATTACGCTATCAGATACTTGTACTTTTTTAGTTACTTCATAACCATTTAGTGATACTGTAACTAAAGTGTCTCCGTCAGCATTAATAGAAGCGTTTTCAGTATGTTTAGCAGCGTCAGTTTTAACACCTTCAACGGCAAACTTAACATTTCCTTTTACATTTAATAATGTAATTTCATTTAATAAAGGTGCTTGATCCTTTAACTTCTTAATAATTTCGTTAGCAGTTTCTACTGGAATTACTGATCCAGCGCCACTAACTGTAAAAGCTCTTTTTTCAGCTTCAGTCATTTCAGCACCTCTTAAATGTTTTAAGTAAGCGCTACGATATTCTTTATTCATATTATCTTTTCCTTTCCTTTCTTCTGCTTCTTCAATAGCTGGTACTTTTTCTACACGATCTGGTACTTCTTCTCCAGTTTCTAAACTACGTGCAATTTTAGCTCTTTCCTCAATAGAACTTTGTTCTTTATTTAAGCTATCTAATTCTTTGTTAATTTCTTCTAAATTAACGTCTTTTGATGTATCTTCTAAAAGTGATCTAATTTCAGCTTTTCTAGCTTCAATTTCTTTTAATCTTGTTTCGTTCATTTTATTTTCCTCCTTATCGAACTTATTAGATTTTAGATTTTGCTATACATACTTTTCTAAGTCTGGCTTGCTCCAAAGCTCTTTTTTCTTTTTCGTACTCCACCTCAAAGAAAGATCTAGCAGAAATACTTGTTGTATCATAGGCTGGTATATCAACCGCTGATACATCATATAGCTTTTTAATTCGAGTTATTGTTCTTGTATGAGTTGCTGGATCGTATTCGTCTCCGTCTTCTGCTACTACAAAAGCAAAACTCATTTTATCTATGTAGCCACCCCTTATTTCTTCTAAGGTGTTTCTACCATTATTAGTACCCCCCAGAAATGCGTCCATTTCCATACAGACATCATTTATAGCTAGTTTAAGAGTATTATTTCTTAATCTAGCAAGTACGGGGCCTCCGTGATTATAGTTGAATATTACATCAGACATATCGCAACTATCAAACGCATGGCGGTCTATTTGTTCATAGAACTTTACTCCCTCAAATTCATAAAGACAAGTAGGAGTATTAAATACTACTGGGACGCCATGTACATAATCTTGTCTTTCGTCTCCGTCGTCGTTTCTAAGTTCTTTTAACTTAAAATCTGAGAAGACTCTTATTTCACGCCCAGTTTTATTTACTAGGCTTTTGTTGTTCTTTTTTGTCATTTAGAACAGCCTCCTTTCCATTAGGTAAAATAAATTTAGTGTTTGGCTCTTTTTCTTTCATTTTTCTTAAAAGCTCAAAACTAATAAAATTATTAAGTTTAACAATTTTAATATCTTTCTTTTCTGTATTATTCGTCTCCATTTTCTCCACCTCCCTCGTCAATAGGATCTTCATTATTATTTTTGTTATCTTCTTTTGGTGGCGTATCATTTTCATTGGTTTGGTACGCGTCTGCTTTTTCAGCATTGATCCAGTTTAAAGACTGTATAACTTTTTCTCCTTCTTCTCCTGGAAGGGGAGCCATATTAAATATCTCCAAAATAGCATTTTTTCTTAATACACCTAAAGGAGCTAATTCTTTAACAACATTTATTTTTGTACTATTAGAAGCATATTGTAATCTATTAGCTTCAAAAGTTATTTCGTTACCAAAGTTACGCTCATTTTCAGTAAATAAGTTATTAGTAAAGCATTGAGACATTTGTATAGCTACTGGCTCAATAGCACCTTCATAAAAAGCGTTCCATTGATTTTCGTCAAACTTGTTTTGTACTATACTTTCATTAACTCCAAAATAATCATAAATAGTATTCTTCGTATAACTTAATGTTTCAGAAGAAATAGGTGTTGATTTTTCATTTATTGGTGTATAGTTCATTTTTGTATCTGTTACGATAACACCACTACCATTAGCAGATATTTTAAAGTTGTTTTCTACAAACTTATCTCTTGCTTTTGCTAAATCTTCGTCTTTAGACGATACCTTAGCCGACAAGATACCTCTAATACTGTTAATCAATTTAGCAGAGTTAGAAACACCCTGATTTATTGCTAGGACAGTATCAAGAGCTGGAAGTAAAGCATAGTTCTTACTACCGAAAATATCGTGATCAAAGAATTGACCTCTCATGTGTATAATATTTTCGTATGGAACGATCTTTATTTTTCCAGTTTTAAATAAAAACTTTAAATATAATTGTCCGTTTTTTTCCAGTAATTCTATCTTATTAGACATTAAAGGGTAAAAACCTAATAACTCGTGATTAGGAGAGTATTCTGGGTAAATAAAGGCATTGTTAGTAAGTTTTAAATTAGCAGCTATTTTATAGTAAAAGCTATAAGCTTCCATTAAATCGTTAGGACGGTAATTTAATAATCTTTCAATTTTAGATTTACCAGTTTTACCAATTCTTGTATGTTTAGCTTTTAATTTAGCAAAGTTTCTACAATATGCGTCTACCGCACTACGTACAATGTCCATATCCCAAGCGTTACCCGTATTTATCTGATAAGTAGAGTTAAAAGTATTTAACAGACTATAAATGTTAAAACCTGTTGCGTCATTAGATGTACTCGGTTTACCACCGAATATAGTTTTAAATAAGCCTCTATGTTTCATTTGATCACCCCACACTATACATAAAATCTTCATAATACTTAACGTATAAAACCCAAGCATTAAGTAAAGACACGGCTCCGTCAATTCTTCGACGTTCGTTTATTTTTACTGGTTGTATATTATTCAAACCACTTTTTTTAACCGCAGTATTAGTTAAACACCACTTTAAAATAGGGTTGTTATTATAATTAACCTTTTTATCTGCAAAAGCTGCGCCCATTTCACGCATTGGTTGACTCCAAGTATATGGTCCCTGTGCTACGGCTTCCATTTGAAAACCGTTTGACTTCATTTCGTCAACCCAGTAACCAGCTAGAGCTCTATCATAACCAACGTATATAGGATCAATTTTAAATTCTTGTTGCATTTGTACAAACCAGTCCGTTACTTGCGAATAGTCAACACGATTTCCTTCACATACAGTAAGTAAACCTTTATCACGCCATATTTTGTATGGCGCTTCTTGTGTATTCTTTTCGTCTAATCTATCAAGCTTTACTTGCGGTAGAAAGTAGTGTTGTATAACATATACTTTTTCGTCGTTAGGCTTTCTGATAAGTAATGTAGAACAAGTTAAGTCAGTAGTAGCTGATAAATCACAACCACCGATAGCGTAAGTATTCTCAATATCTTCCATATTAAAAGTCTCTGTGTTGTTAATTTCCTCAAAACTTAACCAAGCGTTACTATCGTTTTCACGAATATTAAAATCTTTACACAATAAACCTGGTAATTTTTTAGGATCATTTTTAGCACGTTCAACTTCAATAGATAGATTATGATAACTTTTAATTGTTCCTAGTCCTGGGTTAGCTTTTAACCAACACGTTGGATCTGTCCACTCGTTACGATTATCTAGTTCATAAAGAATAGGTAAAAAGTGATCGTCTTTTATTTCTTCGTCTGCTACTTTACAAGCATAATCGTAAGTATCGTCATAGATACACTCTCTAACTGTTCCAGCAGTAGTTATCATAACTAATAACGGCTGGCGTCGAGCAGTCATAGACTGTTTCATAACTTCGTATAAATTTCTATCTTTGATAGCGTGTAATTCGTCTATAATAACGCCGTGGCTATTTAAACCGTCAAGCGTATTAGAGTCTGACGCTAAAGCTTCAAAGATAGAAGATGTAGCATTGAAGTAAAGATCATTTCTTCTTTTCTTCAAAACGGATCGTAATTCTGGACTTTGTTTAACCATATTACAAGCTTCGGTTAAAACCTTTTTTGCTTGTTCTTTCTTTGTTGCTACGGAGTATACTTCGGCTGCACCTTCATAGTCAGCCATTAACATATACAACGCGATAGGAGATAAAAGAGTTGTTTTACCATTTTTACGTCCTACCAAAAACATTGTTTCGTTAAATCTTCTGTACCCAGTTTCTTTATCTAAAAAACCAAATAGAGCTTGTACATAAGCTTTCTGGAACAATTCCAGTTTTAGGTCTGCGCCTAATTCTCCCTGAGATTGTTTGCAAAAAGTTTCTGTAAACTCTATAGGTCTATTAGCTATTTTTTCGTCAAAATAAAAAGGACAATTAGGATCGTCCATTTCTTTTACTAATCGAGCATAAACCTTTTTGACTCTGCGGCTAGTTATTATTTCGCCAGACTGTATTTTTTCGTTATACTCTCTGATGTAATTCATTATTTACCCTTAGGCTTAGTAACGAAATTCATTAAAGCATTACCTTCCTTTGTTGCTGGTAAACCTTCTGGCAATAACTCACATAATTGTTTTATGATCGACGTATAATTTTTAATCATAGTGTTGTACACACTGGCTTCTGTACTGGTTTTTGTTCCGTACTGGTTTTCTCCGTTTTGGTATGTTTCTGATACACCATTTACACTGATGTAATTTTCTAATTTAGTTAACTCAACGGACATAAAAGCAGCACTTTCGATAAGCTTTTGTACCAAATTTTTTTTATCTTTTGGTATGTTTTTGAATATTTTTTTAAGTTTTTTAAGCTCTGTCGAAAAGTCTGGAACTTCTTTTAATTCTTTAGAATTAAGATTTTCATTTTCCATTTTTCCACCACCTTTGACTACACCCCCCTCACACGACCGAAGCAGTCCGAAAAAGGACTCAAGCGCGGTTCACTGTGAAGCATATCTTTTTTAAGAAAGGGGGGAGTCTTTTATTTCTATTAATGCAGCGTTAATCGGATTAACAAAGACTGACGCTCCTTCCTTTGTGCTCAGAAAGACTGGCCCTTCGTCTAGTGCTTTAGCGAGCTCCTCTTTGGTACCACTAAAGACTATGTCATAAGTCATAATGAGATAGTTAGTATAGACGGTTAATATCATAATCAACGCTCCTTTCTATTAGATTACCTTCGTCGTCGAACATAAGACTCTTATCTGTTGGCAGCTCTGACTCATGCTCTATAGCATGGCATACTCTACACAATAGCTCTAGGTTGTCCTCTCCCAGTGTAATAGCTGGGTTATGAATATTATAGGGAGTTAGATATATTTTATGGTGTACTATTTCGCCAGGTCCATACTCGCCGTGGCAACGTTCACATATTCCGTGTTGCTTATTGTATATATAAGCTCTAGTCTTGCGCCATGCAGTAGAACGATAGAACTCTTTAGCAAAGTCTTTAGCCATAATACCACCTCAAATAAACACTAAAAAAACACGCCTATAAAACAGACGTGTTTATCAATTCCTAATAATTTCATTGTACCAATTATATTATGAAAAAATTGGTATGTCAATTGCGTACTTATTGCACCACTTATTGCATTTTGTCAATAGTTAAGTTCTTTAATAACATCTTCTGGATAAAGATAAACCTTTATTTCATTGATTAAACGCTTATTATTTCTCCAAATAGTGGTTGTATCTTTTTCAAAATAATCTGCTATATCTTGCTGTGTTTTATTTTCAAAATACTTTAACCTGATAATTTCTATATACTTATCATCACCAAATTTTTTTATAACACGATCTATTCTGTTAATTATGAGTTGTGTTCTTTTAATACTGGAATAAATATTCTCAATTATTTCTTCTTCTATTTCATCATAGTCCTTGTATCCACCTTCTGGCATTTTAACTATTGATTTAGATTTACCTCTTAATCCATATAATCTTATTTCTTCAATTTCTTCTTCACGATCTTCTATTGATTTTTTTAAATCATTGTATCTATAAAGAAGTGACTCAGTATTTTGAAACGTTGAATTATTTTTTCTTAAAATATTTCTTTTGGTCAATTCTTCAATTATATAGTTTGTTATTTCTTTAAGATTTTGTGATTTTTCTTCGTTGGCTGTTATATCTGCAGCCATATTACTTTTCCTCCTTCTTATTACTTTCAATAATATAATCTAAAAATGTATATTTTCCTTTTTCTCTATGATAGCACCAAACAATTTTATTAGCTTCGTTTCTTTGATAACCTTGACTAATCAAAAGTTTAATAAATCGTTTTCGAGAAATCTTCTTTTTTTCAAATATAAATATTTTATCTTTTAAATTTTCAAAAACATTAACATATGCTTTACAAATATTTTCTATAACATCTGTAAGCGGTAGAAGAGCTTTTTTAAAAGCATCGCCCAATTCTTTTGTAGCTTCTTCTATTGGTTGCACATCATTTTTCACTAGATAATACCTCCAGCTTATTTTCCTCTTCTATTTTTTCTTGTTGTAAATTCATATATTTACAAAAACATTCTTCTGAACAAAAACAATTTTCTCCTTCTGTATCAAAAAAACAAATTTGTAAATAATTATCTAAGCATTTGTAAAATGTATCTTCAATAATGATTCCACAAAAAGAATAACGAACATTATTATTCATACTATTTTTTCCTTTCTTCTAAATATTTATTTACTAAATCAGGATTAGTAGTATATAGAATTTCATTTTCATTTTGATATTCTACTTTGACACTACCACCATATCCGTTATAAACTTCAAAGGTTTTAATTCCTTTAGTAATTAAATTAACACCTTTTGTTTTTGCTTTTGATCTAGTTACCATTGTAGTACTATCCCAGAATAATTTTTTTCTAATAAATGCTGCAAAATCTTGTCGCCATTGTTTTTGATTAAAATTTACTATTAATGGTTTTGCTTCCCATCGTGAATTATAAACTTTAGCCATATTCATTTACCTCCTATATTCTTTTTTAGATTTTTCTGGAAGTTAATGATATTTCTTGTTGATTTAACATTTTAATTAGTTTTGCTTTTTTCACGTTGTAGTTTTTCGACTTTAATAGTTAAATATTCTATAAATTTTTCCTGTTGTTCGATTACTTCAATTGGATTATTATATTTTTCATCCATAATTAAGGTTAGCTCTTCTTCTGTTTCATTCATCATTTAAATCACTCTCCTATCTTATAACTTATCTGTTCTAATTGTTCTTTTGTAACTATTGTTTCGATATTACCTATAATGCTTATTTCATCTTCATAATTACTAATAAAGCATTCTAAATCATAAGATTCAGGATTAGTAACTTTACCCTTACGAAGTTTAATTGCTCTTTTGTCTAAAAGATATACTCGTAAATTAAAATCCTTATCATATAAAACTATGCCTGAATGATCACCGTAAGGACCCCAGCAAGTATCATCATCAAAAAAGAACTGTAAAATGTCTCCAAATTTAATTTTATTTCTTTTCATTATTTATCATCTCCTATTATACTTTTGTATTTATTTTTAAAGTAATTAGTATCTATACATAAATAATGAAATATAATTGATGTTGCTTCTTCTGAATCTTTTATTGTTTTAGGACACCAGTAACATATTTCATCAAGTTCAGTTATATAGCCAATATTTCCACCATTTTGTTGATATTCTCTATATGTTTGTTTTAAATTTTCATTTTCACCAGTAGCAAGATATTTTTCTATCTTTTTACTAACATATATTGATTTATCATGTGAACATGGAAAGCCTTCCATTTTTCTAAAGTAATGGTCGAAAAACAATTCAAAAATATTTATTCCGCTACCTAATTCACTTCTATATAATTCTAAATTACTCACATCTATTGAGTTCACAATATTATTTATAACTTCTTTTAATTTATCTTGATTCATCTGATACTCCTATTATTTCTTTGTATTTTTGTAAAATTTCTTTTAAAGTATTTAATCTTGATTGTTCTTGCATAGCTATTACATAATCTTCTTCACTATCATATTCACAATTATAATTAATGTCTGTTCCTTTTGGTTCAATACTATATATTTTATCTTCTAAATGCTTTATAAACTCTTTTTGTTGTTTTATCATATTACATACTTTTAATTGATTTAACTGCATATTTTCAAATGCTCTTTTGTTTTGATTATCTAAATCTTTTATATCTTTTTGATATTCTTCAACTTGTTTCTTTAATTCTTGATTTTCTTTTAATAAAGATTTTACAGTTTGACAATCTGCTTTTTCTCCAACTAATGAATTAAAAATTATTATTGCTTCTTCATTGTTAATATCGTTATGAACTGATTCACCACTTATACTATCTACGCTCAAACAAGCTATGTTTCCAGTTAAATATCTAAAATTTATTTTTAAATCTTTATATTTCATTTATTCTTCCTCACTTTCTTATTCAAAAATCATTTTTATTACTAAAATCAATAGTGCCAAAATTAACAATGCCAACAAAATAATTAAACCTATTCCTAACCATTGTGGTACTGCATAACTACTAAAATTGCTTGTGTGTGACACAATAATAGGTCTTACAGGACTTATACTTAATAACATTATTCTTCCTCAACTTTCTTTAATACCTTGTTAAGTTCTTTATTTCTTTCTTCTTCAGAATTAAAAGGTATATATTCAAAACTATTATTTTTAAATTCAACAAATATACAATAACCATATACACAATTATAAAAAGGTTGTATGTATCTAACTTCATCTTCATTAACTAAATAATCTTTAATCTTCAACATCACTTACACCTACTTTTTCTACTTTCTTACATTCTTTTTTTAGTCTATTGATAAAATCTTTATATCGTCCGTAAGTATATTTTTTAGTGCATAAATTGTATTCTTTTTTAATTTCTGCTACTTTTTTATTACCAAGTAATATCTTTGCGTATTCTTCCCAAGTCATCATTTGTTTACACCTCGTTCTAGTTCTTGCATTTCGTTTTTTATAATTTTTAATATTAAATGGTTTACATCATCAATTCTACAACCACATAATTTTTGTAAATATTCTGTGTTATATAATTTCACATTAATGAGTTTTTTTAACTTATTCCAATTATCTTCTAATTTTCTATTTCTATCAAATTGTTCATTATATAATTTGTTCCATATATCAACATCCTTTATATCTTCTTTTAGTTGTTGATTTTCTTTTACTAAATCATCTAAATCAAGACATTTATAACCATTACAATAAGGTTCTCCACAAACACATTCAATAACTCTATATGTATTTTTAAATTCTTCTTCTGTTATATCATCTATTTCACATCTTTGCTTTATAAATTCTTCTTTTGTCATTATTCACACCTCTTCCACACTTAATATTTTAAGTACATAATATTCTTTATCAGGTTCTGCACCCCATTCGGGTTTGCCATAGTCTTTTCTACAATTCACTTTACATTTTATTTTTGGACTGGTTTTTGAATAACCATTTCTAAAAATGACTTCAAATTCTGGATGACCCCAAACATCATAAGCATATTCTTCCAATGCTACTAATCTACAATAATTAAATAATCTTTTATCATAGTAAGGTTTTATTTCCCTATATTCTTCTTTCTTTTCTCCAGATTTAATCATATCAAACCATTTCTTTTTAATTGGTAATATTAACATATTTACACCTCTTTATCTTCTAAATATATTTTTCTTTTTCTACACCAAGCGTTTCTAAAATATGGGTAATTTCTTTACATTCGGTGTCTTCTTCAATACAATGGCTTTTTCTAAATTCATATAATTCATTTATTGCTTTATCAATAATTTCTTTTTGATTTTTTAATTTTAATTCATCTTCATAAATCCAATTATAAACATCTTCTTTATCCATAATTCTACATTGACCATAAATAGCACCCTTTAACATTTCTGCTTCTGATACGTTTATATGCTTATCAAAAAATTTTTTTTCATAAAATTATTTTTTATTTTTTATTCTCAACTTTCTATAATTTTTATATTTTATTTTTATACCAAATACTTTACTTTTAAAATCATCAAATAAATAGTATTCTTCACAAAAATATATAAAATATCTCTTACCCTTTCTTTTTCGATGATACTTTTTTATTATTTGGTTGGATAAATCAATAGATAACTCATCTTTTTCCATAATAATTATTTTTCCTTTCTAAATACTCTTTCAATTTAGGATCATAATCTCCTAAAATTTTTAAGGCTGTATAACAATTGTTTTTATATATCATTATTTTTCTATTTAACCTACTTATTTTTATTAATAAGCACCCAATTATAAAACTTAATATGTATATCATTTAATTCTCCTATTTGAATCTAAAATCATTTAAAATTTTAGATATTTCTTTTTTTGTTTTTTGTTGATACTGTGAAGTTGTTTTCAAACTTTCGTGACCAAATATATCAGCAACCGTCTGATTATCATTAATTTTTTTAGTTATTTCTTTACCCAACAAGTGTCTAAATGCATGCGGATGTCCCTTTGCTAAATCTATTCTTGCTAAACCAGTTATTTTATGAACCTTTTTCCACATTGTTTTTCTTGTATAAGGTTTACCTTTTTTATATGGTGATGGAAATAGATAACCATTATTTATTTTCTTTTCTTTAGCATACTTTAAAACTTCTCTTCTAAGCCAAGCAGGAAAAGGTACTTCATTATACTTTCCTTTTGAATAAATTTTTATATAGTCTTCATTGTGCTTTGATTCTTTAAGTGATTCAATAGTTATTTCAAGTATTGCGCTAACTCTCATTCCTGTATATGAAGCAATAAGAATAAAATAATATGCAATTACATCATTTTTCCTGGCTGACCTTAACATTCTTTTGTAATCTGTAACTGTTGGAACATTTTCTAAATAATGTTTCTTTTGTTGTCTTAATTGTTTTATTTTTAATTCATCGTGTTTTAAATAAGAAAAATATTTATTTAAAATTACAATGTACTTATTTATTGTCGTAATTTCATATTTTTTATTTTCTCTCATATAATCTCTGTAATTGATGTAATCATTTTTATCAAAATCATTTTTATTTTGTTCTTTTAAATAATTAATAAATTGATTTATATTTGCTTTATAAACTTGTAAACTAGATTGCTTTATTTCTTCATCTCTTAAATCAGTAACAAAAGCATCAATACTATTTTCTAACTCTTCAATGGTCATCTAAATCACCCCTATTACTGCTATATTAGAGGTAACATTCACAAATAATTTTGTTACCTCAGTATAATAGCCTCTTTTTCTTTATAATTATTGGTTTTAAATAATTTTTTTAGTAAAAATAGTTTTTAAATTTTTCATACCTTTTTATAATGCTATTTTTTACTATTAAATGTTCTTTCTAATCTGCTTATCTCATTTTGAATATTTATAAGTGAAATATATTTACCAGCAATTATACTTTCTTCATCTTCTAATTTTGATACAGGAACTGGTTTAAGATTTTTTATAAATCCTTTTTCGCTTTTTATAAATCTTTTTATGGATTGTAATATATATATTGTTTCAACTAACGATTTATCTTTTTTATTAATAATTTCCTTTTGTTCTATAATATAAGTTTTCATACTATTTATTTTTTGATTATAGCCAATATCCATAACAACAAGTCCAATCAATAAACCAACTAAAAGGGATATAACACTTATTATCATAATGAATCATCCTCACTTTCTGAATTTGGAGTAAGAAAATTGCTTAAAGCTTCTTCTAACGTTTCATTTTCTATAACAATGCTTCTATATTCTTTTTTTAAATTCTCATTTTCTTTAGTTATTTCTGCAAAATCTTTTTCACGATCTGCGTTAATAGTTTCTAATTTTTTTGTAAAATCAGTAAGTATCAAACAATATAAGAAAATTGCAAATAATAAAATCACTAATAAAATAATCAATATATTTTTAAATTCATTTGATAAAGTGAAATTAATATAGTTATCAAATATTTTTTTAATTTTAATTCTCAACTTCTTCATTTTCTACACCTTCGCTATAATATTCTTTTAAAATTGCATCTTCAAATAATTTGCGACAATCTTTGTTAAGTGGATGAGCTACATCTGAATAACTTCCATCTGGCATTTTCTGACTAGGCATTGAGATAAATAAATGATCATCACCTCTAATTATTTTTATATCTTTTACAATAAATACATTATCAATTACAGCAGATGCAACACCAATAAGTCTTGTATTTTCTGCATCATTTAATTTTTTTGTTTTTACACTAGTTATTCTCATTTTTCTTTTCCTCCATAAATTTTGATTGCAATTTATAACCTTCTAGTTCCCATATTTTATTACATAGTTTTTCCATACATATTTCTTCTCCAACTTTCATATCGAAGTTTGAAGGATCTACGCAGCTAGAGCTCTCAACAATTACAAAGTCATTAGGCAATGTAGCTTTTAAAACTGTTGTTTTATCTCCGTATTGTTCAACTTTAATTAGTGTATCTTTTAAAATGTTATCTATATCTTTTTTTGTTATTGAATTTTTCATATTTTTTCCTCTTTCTTTCTAATTATTTAACCAGTCATAATTTAATAATTCTTCTGGAACAACGGCTTGTCCATTTTCTTTCATATTTTGAATTATTGAATTATAAGCCTCTGTTTTTCTTTCATCCCAACTTTCAAATGTTTCATTAGGATGTTTTATTTTGAAGTCTGGCGACTCTTTATTTTTACATAGATGTTTTTTCATACAATAGAAACATGATTCTGATTTAAATTTACTTCCTAAGTGACATATGTTTTCGCATGCGCTATTATTACACACACTAGTATTAGTATCAGTTTCAGTATCAGTATCAGTTTCAGTATCAGTTTCAGTATCAGTATCAGTATCGGGTTTTTTGGCTTCTGTTGGGTTTTCTCCAAAACCATTCGGTTTTTCTGAATTTTTAGGTCGCCCGCCGCGTTTACCATTTTCTTTGTTTTTTTCACATTTTTTGATATATTTTTGAGTTTCTATATCAATATTGGTTTTCATAAAACTAAAAGCCATATTTAAAACACGATCTTCTTTTGTGTAATGAGGTAAAACACCATTTTTTACATAATTATTTACATCTCTAATAAGTCGTCCAAGTTCTCCATCTGTTAATAAATTAAAATGATCATCATAATCGCAATGCATTATATAACTATCTTTCATGTTCTACCTCCAATCGTTCCATTTTTTGACTTTACCCTCAAAATTTGGTACAATTAGAGAGTAAATTACAAAGTTTACAATTTGATTTATGAGTTCTAGTACAATTCATAAATCTTTTTTTATACTTTATTTTCATAATCTTACTTACTTAAAGAATGTTGTCTAATTTCGTAATATGTACATATATATCCTTTACTTTTATCACAATCATTAGCCAACTTCTTAAAGTTATTAACTCCTTTCATAATTATTAATGTTATTATTGTTATAAATAATATAAATAGAGTTACTTTAACCCATTTTTTTAATTTACGTTTCTTTCTCATAGTCTTCTTATCCTTTCAATGATGCTTGTCCATTTTTTTTTATAAAAAAGTTAAATAAAATTATTGTTAGGGTCTTCTTTTAACTTTTTTAATTGCTTATTTGTATAAAACCATTTTGAAGTATCAATTCCTCTTGTTTTTGCTGAATCAGCTATCTCATTAATCACATCATAAATTTGTGTTAATTTTCTTTTTATTTGTTCTTCCGTAGGAATATTTTTTATACAAATTTTAACCTTTGTTTGGTCAAGCTTAAAATCTTTTATTGTGTGGTAACTTTCTTTCATTTCAACACCTCATTAAATCTTATGTTATTCAGTGTCTGATTTTTCGTTTGATGGTATGTCGAATTCTTTAAATAAATATTCCAAATCATAATCTGGAAAATGATTCTGTTTTATCAAAAACATTTCTTTTCTTGTAAATTCAGTTCGACCTGCGAGTTTATTATTCAATGTCTTTTCAGATTTAAAATCTAATGTCTTTATTAAATCATCATTACTTACTTTAAATCTTGCCATTTCTGCTAACAAGTTTCTAAACATTACTATTCCTCCTCTATTCCAATAATTACCTTTCTAGGTAACTTTAACACAAGCATATACCTTTTTAGGTAATATGTCAATACATTTTTTGTATTTTTTTACCTTTTTAGGTAATTTTTTACTTTACTTAGTAAATATTAAGGTGTATAATCTATTTTGAAAGGAAGTAATATATATGGATTTTTTAGATAAATTAGAATATTTAATGAAAGAAAAAAATATTAATAATTTAAACGAATTATCAATAAAAAGTAATATTCCCTATACTACACTAAAAGGATTTTATACAAGAGGAACAGATAAAATACAAAAGTCCACATTAAAAAAACTTGCTGATTTTTTTAATTGCACTTTGGATTATTTAGTTTGTGATGATGTAATAGAACCATCTAAACACTTTGCACCTGGACAAGAATATAAGGAAATATATAAAATTAAACGTGCTTTAAAGGAAGCAGGATTTTTAGATGACAACGAGGAGTTAAGTGATGAAAATCTAGCAAAAATAACAGACTTCATCATTGCTAACAAAAAATTTATAATTGGAGATGACAAATAAAAAAGTCTATTCTTTATCAAGAATAAACTCTATTGTTTGTTTAATATTTAGATTATATTTTTTCATTATTAAATATAATCTAATAATATTAATATCCATGTAACCCCTCCTTGAGGTTATATATTATAAATTTTTAAGTTAAATTTTACCAATTATTAAAAAATAGTTGAAAGGATTAATAAAAAATGATAAATTACGAAATAAAAGATAAAAACACATCATTAATACTATGTATATTCGGAGGTTGGTTTGGATTACATCACTTCTATAATAAAAAAATAGGATTAGGATTATTATATTTATTTACAGGTGGATTATTTTGTATAGGTTGGATTTTAGATATTGTTAAAATTGTAAATTTAAACAATAATTCAAAGGTTATAAATAATGACAGAAGAAGAATATGCGTTAATTGTAAAAGAGAAATTAAAAACAATAGTTTATTTTGTCCATTCTGTGGATATGATTTAAATACCTTTAAAAATACAAATAGTGAAAATAATACTTTTAGAAATATAAATAATGAAAAGAATACTTATACAACAAATACCTTATATAAAAACGGTAAGGCCAGAAAATTAGTAGATGATTATATTGTATTTGACTTGGAAACAACAGGACTTAATGCAAATGATGATAAAATTATAGAAATTGGTGCACTTAAGTATAAAAATAATGAACTAATTGATGCATTTAATGTTTTAATAAATCCTGAGATACATATAAGCAGTAGAATAACAAAAATAACTGGAATAGATGATGATATGGTTAAGGATTGTAAAACAATAGAAAAAGTATTACCAGATTTTATAAATTGGATTGAAGATTATACTTTAATTGCACACAATGCAAGTTTCGATCTTGGATTTATTGAATCCAAATTATTCGAACAAAACTTAAAATTAATTCAAAATAAAAATATAGATACATTATATTTAGCAAGAAGATATATAAATGATACAGAAAATCATAAATTAGAAACTTTAAAAGAATACTTCAACTTAAAATATAATTCACATAGAGCAACAGATGATTGCTATGTAACTAATCATGTATACCAATATTGTAAATCAAAAGAAGAAGAAAAGAAAAAAATAAAAGCGTAAAAAAAAGACACTCCATGTTGACGCATGAAGTGTTAAAATGAAAAACCAATAAGTTACCACACTTAACAAAAAATAGAGACTAAATAGAAACTATAATTGTATAGGTTTTTCTATACAATTATAGCATAAAATTAAAGAGAAAGAAAGTGCTATAATATGAATTTAACTACAATTTTAGAAATTTTAAATATACAAAAAAATCTAACTGTTGACGAAATACTGGACCAACTTATAATCTATTTAAGAAAGTCAAGAAAAGACTCAGATTACTTTAAAGAGGAATCTGTTGAAAAAACACTACAAAGACATGAAAAAGAATTACAAGATTTTATTATTAACATATTCGGAAAACCTATTCCAGAAAAAAATATTTATAGAGAGGTTGCTTCTGGTGATACTATTGAGGATCGTCCTGTTGTTCAAGAAGTGTTATCGATAGTTGAAAGACAGGATATTAAAGCTGTTGTTTGTATAGAAGTAGAACGTTTGGCTCGTGGTAGTTCAATAGATCAAGGAATAATAGCACAAACATTTTTATATACAAACACAAAAATAATAACCCCATTTAAGATTTACAATTTGGAAAATGATGATGATTTATCTTATTTTGAGGATGGTTTATTCCAAGCTAGAAAGTATTTAAAATATACTAAAAAAATATTAAATAGAGGGCGTATTAGAAGTGTAAAAGATGGAAAATATGTAGGTTCCGTTTTGCCATATGGATATACAAAAGAAAAATTAATAAACGAAAAAGGATTTATATTAATTGAGAATGATAATGAATCAAGAGTAATTAGACTAGCAGCAAACATATTACTAAATGGATTAAACACGACATATCAAGTAAAAGAGAATGATACTTTATATAGTATTGCAAAACTTTTTGGAGTAAGAAAAAGCATAATTGTAAATTCTAATATGAAAGTAGGAAGTATTCTTAAATTAACTTTAAATAATAAATGTATTTATTATACAATTAAAGAAAATGATACAATTGATACTATTGCATCTTCTCATAATATAAATATAAATAACGTTCATATTCCAAGCGATTACTTTAAGCCTGGAGAAAATATTAACATAATAATTAATAACATGGGAACAACAAACACAGCAAATTATTTAAATTATTTAGGTATAAAGCCTAGAAAATCAAATAGTTGGTCGCCAGCAATGGTAAGAAGAATAATGACAAGTCCATCCGTTTATGGTTATTTAACATGGAACAAAAGAAAAATGGTTAAAACATTGCGTGACGGTCAAATAATAAAAAGAAAGCCAACTTCAAATGATTATATACTTGTAAAAGGAAAACATAAACCTATACTGGATGAAGAAACAAAAAAAAGAATAGAAGAAAAATTGAAATTAAATAAATCTAAATGTATTTCTAGTGAAAAAGAAATAAAAAATCCACTTGTTGGATTAATCAAATGTGGTTATTGCGGAAGTAGTATGCAAAGAAGACCATACTATCAAAAAAAAGAGAAAAAAGAAAGAAAAAAAAGATGCTATCCTGTTGATAAAACAAAATTAAGGTTACTTTTAAGAGATAATAAAGGTAATTATAGTTTAAATGATATTGCACGTTCTTTACACATTTCCAAGAGTATCGTAGATCATTGGTTTTCAAGTAATGATCAAAAATTTACTATTCCACGTGCTGAAAAATGGTATGAATTAAAGGAACTTTTAAGCATTAAAACTGATGAATTTGATAAAGCAATAACATCTTTCGAAGATATCCCTGAAGCACCTCACAAAGACACATTAATTTGTAGTAAATTAAGATGTGAATGTGTTTCTAGTGATTTAGATTTAGTTGAAAAAAAGATATTAGAATCTTTAGCCAATTTATTAATAGATTATAAATACTATATAAATAATTATGAAAAGGAAATAAAGAAGCAAATAGACACTAATAAAGACTTATTAGACATTATTAATAATAAAATAGATAGATGTAAGATACAGATAGAAAAAGCCTGCGAATTAGTAGAAAATGGTACTTATACAAAAGAATTATTTATTAATAGAACAAATACTTTAAATTTAGAACTTGATAAACTGAAAGATAAAAAAAATCAGATTATGAAAAATAAAGACGTTGATAAAGAATTAAAAATTAAAAAGAAAACAGTTCCAATAATTGAATTAATCTTAAAGCAATATTCTGATGAACTAACTCCTGAAGAAAAAAATAAACTATTAAATTTAGTTATAGAAAAAATAATTTATAAAAAAGATAAGGGCGGAAAGGATAATAAGAACAACTTTTCCCTAGATATTATCTTGCACGATTTTGATTGACAACTTAAATGTACTAATGAAATGGCACATCTTGAAATAATAAGCGCAATGGTATATCAACTTTTAGATGGTGCGACTCCTGAAGAGTTAAAAAAAGCAGGTCTTGGAAGTCAGTATACTGAACATAAAAATGCTGTTTTCCCACAAGATGCGAACGGAATACCTTTTACTGCCGCATATTTTGCTGTAACTGGTGATCCTTTAACAGACCTTGCTGAAGATATGGCTGCTGAACAAAAAGCAAGAACTGTATATGAAAATCTAATGGATTTAACTGATGATGAAGACATTTTAGCACCTCTTTCATTCTTAAGAGAAAGAGAAGTTGTCCATTATGAAAGATTTAAAGCATTATATGAAGAATATGCTAAAAAAATGCTTGGGAACAAAAGTTATTTAATATAA